CTCAATAACACCTACTGCTTTCTTGTCACGCAGAAATGGTGATCTTTTTATTGGTAAAACAGGATATATTGGTACTTATACGGGATATGTAGACTATACATCTACATATCGGATGTTGTACTACACAAACAATGCAGATCTTGGAAATCAAAATCAAACATCTATATTAAAAAGAATTTCTGCCGTTATTATTGGCGGAACAACTCAAACAGTTACTATTAAATGGGGATTTGATTTTAGAAGTAACTATTTAAGTGCAAATGCAACCATCCCAACTCAAGGTACTGCTCAATATGGAATTTCTGAGTACGGAGCAAATGCAACAACAGTAGCCTACTACTCTAATGGTGTTGCACTTAATACCTTAACTGTTTTAGCAAGTGGTTCTGGCAAAGTTGTTCAGACTGGTTATGAAATTATTATCAATGGAGCGCAATGCTCAATTCAGAAAATTGAAATTCAAGCTAAAAATGGGAAGATAGTATGAGTAATTACACAAAAAGTACAGACTTTGCATCAAAAGATAATCTTACATCTGGCAATTCTTTAAAGATTGTTAAGGGTACTGAGATTGATACTGAGTTCAATAACATTGCAACAGCAATTGCTACTAAATTGGATACTAGTACGACAACTTTAGCTGATAAAACATTGACCAATGTTACTGTCAATGCTTACATAGAAGGTGTTGTTGCAATTGGAACAGTAACAACTTCTAACACCTTGGCAATAACAAGTGGCACTGTTTTGACAGCCACATTGACTGCTTCAACTGCTTGCACATTCACAATGCCAACAGCGACTGCGGGTAAATCATTTATTTTGCTATTAAAACAAGCAGCCACAACTGGAGGCGGCACAGCCATATTTACTAACGTGAAGTTCAATGGTGCTGGCACTCCAACAATGACAGCCGCAGCGGGAAAAATGGACATCTTTAGTTTTGTTGCTGATGGTACAAATTGGTATGGATCTGCATCACAAGGATACACTCCATAATGTTTGCTGCCATCAATTCATTTTTTACTGGCAACATTTTCGGCCAGCAAGAATTTACAACTGCCGGTACATATTCATGGACTGCACCAAACTATGTTACGAGTGTTTGCGTGGTGTGTATTGGTGCGGGCGGTAGTGGCGCAGGAAATGGTGCTGGCGGTGGCGGTGGTGCATTAGCTTATAAAAACAACATCACAGTAGTACCAGGAACTTCTTACACAGTCGTAGTTGGCGGCGCTACTTCATCATTCCAAGGTGTTACTGCTAACAAAGGCGCTGGTGGCACAGCAAGTGCTGGTGCTGGTGGTACGGCTTCAGGCGGTGATGCTAACTTTTCTGGTGGCGCTGGTGGTACAAGCCAAGGCTCTGGCGGTGGCGGTGCGGCTGGTTATACAGCCAATGGTTCTGTTGGCTCTACTGGTGGCGGTTCTGGAGGTGATACTGCCGGTGCTGGTGGTGGCGGTGTAGGTCTTTATGGCGGCTCTACTGGTGGTGGTGGCGGTGGCGTAGGTTCATCACAGACTGCGGGAACAGCCTCTGTTGGCACAGGCGGTTCTGGTGGCGCAAACGGAACCACCAATGTAAGATCAGGTTTAGATAGCCAAGGTGGTAATGGCGGTAATTATGGTGGTGGTGGCGGTGGCGTTACAAACAGCACAGGCGGTGCTGCTGGCGGTGATGCTGCATCTGGTGCTGTCAGGATTATCTGGGGATATGGTCGGGCTTTCCCTTCAACACTAACTAGCGATATTTAAGGAAGAATTATGTCCGCATCTAATATAGCGTTTCTTACGCAACAAATTCTTAGCCAAGGAACTACTAATAAGTGGACTGGCGAGGGTTTTGGATCAGCAGAAAAAAATGCTGCTGATATGGCTAAAATCTTAGACCAGATTGGCATTACTGACGTTAGCCAATTTGGTGCAGTTCCTGCTTATTCTGCTGTAGAAGAAATTGGTAAAACATACAATGGTTTACAAGTTGCTACTGCAGAATATCCAGATGGAACAATTAGTCCTTCATATTTGTCGGCTGATGGATATTGGACAAAACTTCCAGCAGATGCCAAATTAAATAGTATTTATGGTTTAAACGATGGAGAAGGTGGATACAACCAAGTTGACTCTTCCAAAGTTAAAACAATAGATGGAAAATTTGTAGTCGATACAGGGCAAACAACCTATGGCAACAAGTTAACGGGGCAAACTGTACCAATTACTTATAGTGAACGTCAAACTGGTAATGCATGGGGAGGAACTTTCGCAGGCAAAGGCAATACTGGCTATCGAGTAGAGTTTGATGCACAAGGAAACCCTCTTTTCTATACGACAGGAGCATCTAGTTCTGATGTGCCTAGTTGGGTAAAGCCTGCCTTGATTCTTGGCGGTGCTTACCTTGGTTTAGATGCTGCAAGCTTGTTAGGTGGTTTAGGAGGAACAACCGCAGCAGGTCTAACAGCTGCAGAAGCCGCAGGATTAGGTCTAACAGCAGCAGAAGCGTCAGCATTAGGTCTTTCAGCATCAGAGTTTGCGGCAGCGGCAGGTACAGCGGGTGCAGGAGCTGGATTGCTTGGTTCTACTGTTACTCCTGCTGCCGCTACATCTAGTGGTCTTTTAAGTAGCGCCTTGCCTGCCGCTAATACTCTTGGTGGTGCATTAACAAGAGGTGCATTGTCAACATTAGGTGGTGCAGCGGCCAATTCACTGCTTGGTGGGAATACAAACCTTTCAAATTTAGTATCTGGTGGTCTTACAACTGCTGGTGGCTTATTGCAACAACAGACTTCAAGAGAAGCCGCACAAGCCGCACAAGCAATGATTGATAGAGAGACTGCCGCAGCTAAACAAGCGGCTCAGTTCCGTCCTGTTGGAATGACATCTCGTTTTGGTACTTCTAACTTTACTTATGATCCTGTAACTGGTCAAATGGTAAGTGCTGGTTATGAGTTATCTGGAGAAGCTAAGGCACAGCAAGATAGGTTCATGGCTTTATCAAATGCTGGATTGACTCAAGCAGAACAAGCACAAGCACAGTTTGCTCCTTTACAAACAGGCGCTCAAAGATTGTTTGGTCTAGGCAATCAATACTTAGCTCAGTCTCCTGAAGAAGTTGCTCAACGATACATCAATCAGCAGTTGGGATTGTTGCAACCTAGTCGTGAACTTGAACTTGCTAACTTGCAAAACAGATTGCAACAACAAGGTCGTGGCGGTCTTTCTGTTGCTCAAGGTGGTAATTTGGGTGCTACAACTCCTGAATTGCAAGCTCTATTCAATGCTCGTGCTCAACAAGAAGCTCAATTGGCCGCTAATGCTCAACAAGCGGGTCAACAACAAGTTGCATTTGGTGCGGGATTGCTTGGTACAGGCGCTCAAACAATGGGTCAGTACTATGGTGGTCAACAAGCGGCTTATGCTCCTTATACTGCCGCAATAGGACAAGTTCAGAACTTAGAAGCACTTGGTCAACAGCCATTTAATATGAGTACACAACTTGGTCAAATAGGCGCTCAAGCAGGTGCTAATGTAGGTCGCATGGGTCTTACAGGCGCTCAAATAAGTGCAGGTTTAGCAACGGGTGCTGCCGCAACAACAAACCCATACGCATCAGTATTGGGTGGACTTGGAAGTCAAAATTCTTTGTTAGGCCAAGGTTTAGCAAATTACATTACTGGTTATCAAGCACCAGTAAATGCTTTAGATTATTCTGCATATGGAACTGGTGATGCCGGATACCAAAATATGCTCAGCGATATTTACGGAACATAAGGAAACATCATGGCAGATATTATTCCTAGCTTATTTGGGATGACTCCCGAAATGTACGGTCAACAACAGCAAACCTCTGCTTTAAGCCAAGGTGTTCAGTTGGCTAGTTTGTCTCCAGAGGCTCGTGGTGCGGCTATGACCTATGCAGGAGCTGCTGGTCTTGGTCGTAGCATTGGAGGAATGCTTGGTGCTGAAGACCCTCAGTTAAAGATAATTAGCACTAGAAATGCTATTGCACAACAGATAGACCAGACTAACCCTGAGTCGATCTTAAAAGGCGCTCAGATGTTGGCACAAATGGGCGATCAACAAGGTGCTATAGCATTGGCTCAATATGCTCGTCAAGCACAAAGTGAGATGGCTTTGGTGCAACAGAGAAGAGCCGCAGAACAATCATCTTTGGCAACAACAGCCAAGACTCAATTGTCTATTAAACAAGAAGAGCAACTTCGTGATGAGTTGTCTAAACTTCCACAAGGTGCTACGCAAGATGATGTTCTTGCTATTGTTACCAAGTATGGTTCTCCAGATAAGGTGTTGGCGGCTTTACAGGCTTCAGCAGATAAAGCTGCGGCTAATGTTGCGAGAACTGAATCAGCACAATTGGCTAATCAAGCAAGGATTGATGCGGCTAAAGTTGCGGCAGATGCTAGGATTGAATCGGCTCGTATGGCTGGTGCTACTGCCTTGCAAATTGCTCAATTAAGAGCTGATTCTGCTAAAGAAATGAGAGAGTTAACGGCTTCACTTAAAGGCCCGAAAGTTCTTGCTCCTTCTTTACAAAAAGAGGAAGACAAAGAATTGGAATTGGTTGATTCATTAACTGCTCGTGAGACTTCATTAGCTCCCGCTATTGCAACATTGACTCCTGATCCTAGGACTGGTAAGCCACCTTTGGAACTTGGCCCTGTAAACAATCTGCGTTATCAAGCACAGAATGCCGCAGGTAACTCTAGTGTTGAGAGCCGAAACTATGCGGCTTTGCAACGTGCTGT